ATTCTTGTACTAAGATTTCCTCTGCATTCCCTTTTCTTTCTGTACCAGTTTCGCTAATTGCTTTTCCTATCATTTTGTCATACTTACCTTTTCTATGATGCAACAATACCTTTTGTCCTGGTGTAATATTAACATCAATACCCATATCAATAAAAGCTACTACTTTTTCATTATCAACTTCAACATTTACACCATACCCATTCATTACGAAAATATAACCTTCTTGAGGTAAAATAGGTTCTGGTGCAGCTGCTTCAACGGTTTGAGGTACACATGATGCACAAGGCTGGTATGTTGGTGTTACTACTGGTGTGCAACAAGTTGGGCTTGTCATCTTAACTGTTTCATAAAAATCAATTTGACAAGATTGACCACAAGTAGGTAAAGGTGTACTATAACACGATGTTGGAGTTGGTGGTGTACATACCGGGCTAGGGTCGCATTGAGCTATAGGCTGAACACAACAAGTATTAGTACAACAAACAGAAGTTTGAATAGGTTTATAAGCATGGTTATGTTTTTCAGGCTTAGTAAAGTTTTTACTATAAGGTGATACTTTATAACCGTTACATGTATTACTACCGCAACAAACATTAGCAGTAGAACAGCTTGACTTATAAACATTTTGTGGTTCTATGCAATATACAGGAGCGGCAGAAGGAGTAGGTGAAGGTGTACAACAAGATACATACCTACTTTTGCTTTTATTTCTTCTGAAAAAACGAGATAGCCATTTAAACATAACGAGCATATTTAAATGGCTGTAATTTAAAAATCAAGATATATTAGTAATAATACCATTAGTAATTGTTAAAGTAATGGTACTATCATCAGGTGCTTTTACTTCTAATGATTGAGTAGAACCTCTTAAATCATTAATAATAAACTCGTCAGCACTTAAAGACATAACACTAAGGTTAGAATAACCGGTACTTAATGTTTCTATACCTGATGTTGAATTGTATGTAGAATCAATAAGGCTACCAAACTGTTCAGCTGTAGGAACATCCCCAGTTTCGAAATAACCTTTTAATGTGCTTATACTTTCTCTTGACATACTAATATTTATTTAGCAGCAACAGCAGCAACTGTATGTTGCTCTTCCTGCAGTACTAGGGCAAGATGTAGCAGCACTACAAGTAGTGCAGGTCGTACAAGTTGTACATGTAGTACCACAACAACAAGCAGCACCGCAGTTGTTAGGGTAAGTAGTTGATTCTTTTTCAGGTTTTTGGCTACTGAATGATTCGCCACCGCAACAAGAGGAGTAATTACAATCGCTCATATATCTATTTATTGAACCGGGGCTGGTTCTGCGGCAGGAGCAGCGCCTCCTTCAGGTGGGACGTCGCCTCCAGTTACATCAGGACCGCCTCCTTCTGGTGGGGGACCGAAATCAGGGGGTAGGCCTGAACCACCTCCTGCGGGTATTGCACCACCACCGGCTTCCATTCCTTCTCCCCCTTCGGCTCCACCAGAGGCAATAGCCTCTCTCCAATTAGGACCACTAGCTTCAATCTGAGCTAATTCCCAAGTGAGTTCTTTGTCCTTACGTAAAAATTCTCTATTAGCTTTAACTTCAATATCAGACCAACCTAAGTACTTCTTCTGAGCCCAAGTATTAGAAACAAACTCACTATTAGTTAAACTTGACCAATTATTAACTTTGAGTTCAAGCTTTTGCTGCTCACGCATTTCAAAGAAGTTAGAAGGTACGTTAAACTCTAAATCTAAATTAAGTTCTTTTAGATTATATTTCTCCCAAATCTTCTTTAGTTTAAGATGAGTTATAAAGCCATTCTTTAAACCTGCAGCAAACTGCATTTGCATACGTATAATGAAACGAGCAAACTTAAGCTCTTCTCTCAAAATATCTGTACCATCTTGAAATGATTGCTCAGGGTTTAATCTAGTAACTGGCACTTTAAGTGACTTATACAACTTCTTCATGAAGTACATTAAGTCTTCTAACTCACCTAAATTCTGACCACCCGCTAATGTTGTAACACTTGTACCTTCACTACCTGCTCTTTTGGCAAACCAGAAAGAATCAAGCATTGACTGAGGTGAAAATTTCATTACCTGACCACTACTGTCAGTATCATATGTGTGTCTACTCCAATATTTTTGCTGAAGATTTCTAAGATAACCTTCTGCTTTAGGAGGTGACATATTACCTACATCTACATTGAATACTAACTTCTCAGGTGCTCTTACTAATCTATATATAACAATTGCATCTTCAATGAGAGATAATTGTCTATAAGCTCTTCTAGCATTCTCTAAGTAAGGTAATCTAATTGTCTTATTATCATTCCAAATACCAGAGTTAATATAAGTAACCTGGTTTTTATCCATTGGAATAAGTTGCATATCCTCAACCTTAGTTGGGTTTTGTTCGTTAAAGACAGGCTTTCTTAAAAGGTAACCTTGAATGATACTATTTTGAATATTACCAAAAATTGGATCGATAAGTTCAGTAGGTATTTGAACGGTACCTAAAATACCTTCATGAGGATGATCTTTATGAATAATGTGCTCCCAATAAACCTCACCTTCAACTAATAATTGTCTGAAATATTCCCAACCTTTATGCTCTAAATCAAAATAACTAACAAACTTTTGAAATTCATCTTGTAATTGTTTTTGCTCATGTGGTTTAAACTCTCTATGAATAAATTGTAGTTTAATTATTTCACCATTAGCATCTTTGTTAATGACTTCATCACAAATTTCATCAAGAGCATCTGCAACCTCTGCAAAAGCTGCCATTACTCTATAATCACGAATTCTTGCTGCTTTATCCTGTTGGATATTTGCATACATGAACTCCTGAAAGCCTTTGTCCATTGCGATATCACCAACTGCGCTATTATTAATAGGTGTTGATGATGAAATAGATTGTCTCTGTAAAGCATCTTCTCGTCTACTACCTTCGCCTTGAAACAATTTATATTTGGGATTGACGTCATTAAGTGTGTCAACAGTTTGATATGACTGATAAGGAAGTCTGCTGCTAACATACTTCATTAATGAACGTCCGAATGTATTTTTATTACCTTTTCCCATATTATGTAGTAGTAGAAGAAATTGAAGTTGTTATTGTCTTTGTTCTTGTTCTGGTTTGTGTATTTGTTCTCGTTTGAGTTGGTGTCGGTGTAGGTGTTGCACAATTGAAAGTCAATGTAGGTGTTTTTGTTCTTGTTGGTGTTTGAGTAGCTGTTCTAGATCTTGTACAGGTAGGGGTTGGTGTTGAATAACCACTTACTGTAGGCGAATTAGATTTAGTTAATGTGTAAGTTGCGGTTTGTGTTCTTGTTCTAGATTGTGTAGCTGTTTGTGTTCTTGATCTTGTATATGTAGGTGTATATGTACGAGATGCAGTAACACCGGGTGTTGGTGTGGGAGATTGTGTTCTTGTTCTAGTCTGAGAAGGAGTTTGTGTTCTCGTTCTAGTACATGTTCTAGTTTGAGTTGCTGAATTCGTTCTCGTTTGAGTTGCAGAAATTGTATTAGTAGCAGTTGCTACTGGTGTACCTGATCTAGTAGGGGTTTGTGTTCTAGTTTCAGTTCTGGTAATTGTTGAAGTAGGTGTAGCTGTCTGTGTATTGGTACGCGTAGATGTAGCAGTAATTGTAAGTGTAGGTGAAAACGTTACATTAGGTGTCGGGGTAGGTGTAATATCTGGCCTACCATGAACATTAGCTTTCGACCAATTAGAACCTACTTGAGGTCCTGGATTAGCACTTCTTATTAAGTCTCTAAATGTTGGTATTCCTGCCACATTATTATTTATCTATAATCTATTAATTTAAAATAAACATTATGCGTTAGTTGGTGTCCTGGATCTTGAAGGTGTTCTTGTTCTAGTAGGAGCTTGAGTACCGGTTTGAGTAGCGGTTCTTGTTACGGTAGGCGTTTGACTTCTAGTTCTAGTTAATGTAGGTGTTTGTGTAGGTGTTAAAGATGAAGTCACTGTGTTTGTAGGTGTTACTGATATAGTCGGGGTAGGTGTTGGTGTATTAGTAGGTGTTCTCGTTACAGTTGCAGTAACAGAAACAGATTTAGTTTGTGTAGGGGTAAATGTAGGTGTTTTTGTTTGTGTTGGTGTGTTAGTTGTTGTTCTTGTTTGAGTTGGTGTAGCGCCTGGTGTATATGTTACTGTAGGTGTTGGTGTAACTGAAACTAACCGGGATTGTATATAAAATGGGCTATCATATGTATTGTTGCCATAACCATCACCAGGAAAAACTAGATAACCACCAGGACCGGTTAAAATAAATCTAAAATGACCGGTTGCCAAGCCCGATAACGCTCCTAAACCTACCTCCACTGTACTCGAATTTACATCAAAATAAGGTGTTATACCTAAATCAGATACATTAAAACCTGAAAATGCAGGATAAGTTGATGATAATGTTCTTAAATTAGAATATAAATCAACACTGCTTAAATTTGCACTTGAAAGAGAGTCAGATAAAAATGAAGTTTCAGCAGCACTTAAATAAACTTGATAAGTAGATGGCAACCCTAACGTATTGCCATTATCACCTATCTTACCTATGTAAGGAGACTTAAAAACAAAAGTTCTTTGAAATTCACTGTAAATTAGTTTATTACTTGAATTACTCTTAACATTAAATTTTTGTCCGAATCTTTTCATTATGATTGGTTTAACTCAAATGCTTCGATTTCATTTTGAGTAGCTGAAACGGTTACTGTTTCTGTTATAGCAGATAAGCCTGATAACTGGGTTCTTAAAGTTGGGTAATTATCTAATGTTAATACTGTTCCTGTATTTTCAGTTCCACTTACAGCATAGAAATTAGAATTAACAACGTAAATATTATCAACAGCATTTTGAGCAGCAGGAAATATCCAACCTTTTATAGTAAATGTTGTATCAGCTGTAACTCTAGCTTTATCTGATGCATTTAATTCAAGAGGATAATCTAAATTAATATTACCACTCCATAATACTTCACTTCTAATTTCTTGTTTTTGAGATAAATCAGATAAACCTGCTGGAACCGGCCAGCTTATAATAATATAAGGGTTGTTATAAGGAATAAAATTAGATAAGATTTGA